CAGCCACCTGCCCAGGCGTGCCGGACGGCACGACAGCCAGGCACGCCGAGGGCCTCTAGCTCAGTTGGCAGAGCATCGGACTTTTAATCCGCGGGTCGTGGGTTCGAGCCCCACGGGGCCCACCGTTTCCGTAGTACCAGGGTAGCCGACGGGGTAGCCGATCCCCTTCGGCGACACCCCTCGGACCGTCTGCCACGACTGGCGACCACGCTAGACCGCGCCGGATGAACTCAAGGCAGCCGGCAGCGAGTTGCAATGCCATGCCGAGATCTCCCGTCTACCTTCGAGACATGAATGCGAAACACACGGGCCGAGTTGTACGGATCAGATTGGTGCCGCCGGAGCAGGGACAGTTGCTCAGCACTCCTGAGGAGCACGTCATTCGATCCCTCGAGAGGGGTCGGCGGATCGACTTCTACAAGCGGGACTGGATCGTAGGCCGAACACACATGGCGGCCGGCATCCTCAGTGGACGGATCGGCTTCCAGGGCGAGGGAGCCACTTCCGAACTATGGGACGAAATGGCTCAGGACTTCGTCGAGACTTCAAGTCCCGACGGCCTGACGGCGCCGTTCGCCTTCGATCTCGGCTCCATGACCGGCGTCGTGCAGATTCGTCCCCCTCGCATCCGCACGAACTCCGTCGTGGGCGCCCTCGAAAAACTGCTCTCCGAGCCGGGCCAGAGGTGGCGGATCGAGAGCCTGCAGAGCAAGAAGTCACTCCAGGCGTGGAAAGCGAGCGTCGAGCGAATCACTTCGATTCGGATGCGCGTTCGCATCCCAAACCCCCACTGGCACGGAGCCGAGGACTTGCGAGAGCTGATGGATCAGACGGCAGCGCAGGTCGTGACTCTCGAAATGCAGTCCGATGAAGGAGTCGACGACTCCGCACAGTTCATCCAGCAGACCGAGCACCATATCGAGCGTGGCTACGGAGACGCTCGCTATGTAGGCGTGCGGACCGACAGCAGCGGTCAACACGAGTCCGCGTACAGCACCGCCCTCAGCGGGGAGGAGCTCTTCGACGAGCTCGCCATAGACGCCACCGGAGAAGTGCCCCCGGAGGACCTCAGCGCACTACTGGACCACAACCGAGCTACGGAGCAGACTGGAAGGCATGACAACGAGTCAGCCGGGGACGCAGACTAACCCCTCGCCCCGCGCCACACGGCGCGCACGAGCTCGCGCCCTCTTCCTCTCGGCAGACTTCTTCGTGGGCTTCCCGCTCGGTGCCGCGTTGGGCGCCATCACCGCAGCCTTCCCCTCTGCCGTGTCCGACGTCCCAACTATCCTCATGGCCGTCGCCGCGATTGCAGCCGGTCTTGCGGCTTTGGCGATCGCAACGATGACCGTCCTACTCGGCTCCTTCGGACCGGCCTACCGCGCGCTACTCGCCCGAGTGCCCGGGGGCGTCACCGGGACCTTGGTGCCATACCGGCAGGTCGTCTCCATCGCGATCGCGGCAAGCGTTAGTGGCTTCGTTGTCGCTCTAGTCTGGCCCGGACTCACAGGCGCCTGGTGGTGGCTCACAGCCACTGCCGCTGGAGTGCCCTTCGCGCTTTTCTGCTGGGCGCTGCTTGGCTGCGTTCAAGTCGTCAATCAACTCGCAGCGCACATCCAGGCGAACGAGCTCGCGGAGGATCTCGCACAGCGGACAGAAGCCGCTCGCTCCCGTCGCTCTTCCAATTCGGCGTGATCTGGTCGGGACAGGCCCATGCAGCCTGGTGATGAGCGGGTGTGCCTCGGCGCCCCGTCGAAGCGAGCGGGATCGTGAGCGAGGCTCTTCTGACCACGGGCGACGTAGCAGAACGTCTCGGCATCTCCTCCTACATGGTGACCGCCGAACGTGAACGGGGTCGTCTCCACTACTCCAAGCTCGGCCCTCGTCTCGTGCGCTTCACCGAGCGCGACCTCGACGACTACCGGGAGTTGCTGGCGCGCGAGACTCCCCCGGGCGAGCCACCTCGCCGCCGAACGGGTGGGCGGCCGGCCCGGTAGCGAAGCTGGCCGCTGCTGTGCGCATCGAGCTCACGAGGCTCGACATGCCAAGGTCCGGCCTGACCCGTAAGCCGGTAGGCCTACTAGGCAAGGTCGTTCCTCGCGCTTCGCGCGAATCGGTGCGCCCATGTAGCCCTCGAAGCCAACGGCTCGAGGAGCCCTTCGCGCGCCCGAACTACTCGCTTCCCTCCGCATGGTCGCGCGGCTCTCGGGACGGCGCGGGTTCAGCGGCTCCCGTGCTGGGCAGGCTCTCCCCGGTAGAGTCGGGTCGATCTTCGTTGAGTGAGTCTTGTTCCCCTAACGCCTCTAGCAGGCCAAGGGTCGCGGCGCGATCTGCGCGGAAGAGCACCGGGAACGCGCCGCTGCCGATCAAGACATCCCTCATGCCATTGATCAGGGCTCGAACCTCTTGCTTCGGAACCTCGAGGCGCATCGCCGCGGCGGCGGCTCCGACGATGGAGTGAGCCGCGTTCGAGATCAGAATGACGTCATCCACGACGTTCCCCATGGAAACTTCAGTGCCGCGAGCTTCTCTGATGAGTCTCTCTTCGCCGCGGGCCATCTCTGCCGCCATCGAGTTGCGATCCCGCAGGTAGGCAGGGTCCTCCTCCCTGTCGAGCGGCTCTCCACCCTCGAGCGCCCGCTTGGCGCTTCCTGGCGACCAACGGAGTGCGTGGTCGAGCTTCCGCAGCGTCAGCCCGCTAGGAGGCGCCCCCTCAGCGTTCTCGATCTTGGTCAGAGTCGTGTTGGAGGGGCCCCCGGACTGCCAGACCTCGAGCTGAGTCATGCCGAGGGCCGCGCGTCGGTCTTTCACGATCGAGCCGAAGCGCTTCAGGTCTTCTGTGGATGACATGCCTCCATGTTGCCGCAACCCTTCGGCAAACAGAAGGCCTCACAGGCGTGCCTCCGGTCACAACTCAAGGCAAGGCTGCTGCGACTTCGGCCCGCAGGGGTGCCACGAGGGAAGTTTGCCACCAAGCAACCTTGACTCATACTGGAGTTTGCCTTAAGTTCTGTTCATGACCACGAACCATCCCGCCTCCTCAACCAAGTACGGGGTTCAGCGTCGTCGCGTCACGCCGCCGTCGGTTGGCCTCAAAGAGGTTCGAGCGGCCCTCGGGCTCACCCTTGACCAGGTCATCGGACGAATGAACGAAGAGTTCCCGGCGATCCGACCGACGAGAGGCGCTCTCTCCGCCGTCGAGAACGGTCACCGCGGCGCATCAGAAGCGTTGTTGGAGGCCTGGGCCGCCGCTCTAGGTCTTCCATCTGGCTCGCTCACGACCGACTACTCGCCCCGAGCGCGTCCAACGCTCTCCTCTTAAGGTCCCCACCCAACGATCCGAGGCCCGCTGAGCCGCCGGGTTAACTCCTCACATCCTGATTCAGGAGCAGACATGCAAATCCACACAGTCGACGAACTGGTCGTCGACATCGACACCTGGGCCCTCGCAGACAGCCTGGGCATCACCCGCCAGGAGAACCAGTGAGTGCCGCGGTCAAGGCCCCGCCGCTCGCTCTCCGTGTCGACGACGCGGCAGCTGCCTGTGGCGTCGGCCGGGACCTGCTTTATGCAGCCCACAAGCGCGGCGACCTCGTCTTCCGCTACCCGACCTCGCGTCCGGTGATCGAAGTGCACGAGCTACAGCGGTGGCTCAAGTCGCGGCCGACCGAGTCACCCAAGAAGCGATGACCACCATGAACAACCCCGCACAGCAGAAAGCTCCCGAGCCGTTGGCGCGACTCGGGAGCGGAGTTCCTGCATCCATGTACCAGAAGGATCCCCTCATGCTACAGAACATCCCCGCTTCAGTCACTGACTGGCGCACTGAGCTCATCGCAAGCACCCCGGGGCTGCTCGACCCGGCCGAGGCACGGACGCTCATCGAACGGATCGACGACCCCGAGCAGGCTGCGCGCCTCGTTCGAGAGCGCGTCCCGGCGTTCCCCGCTCCGACGCTGCCTGCCCCCGAGTGGGTCGACGAGGTCGGTCAGTGGGAGTGGCTCGGGCCGGTCGACCGCCAGTGGGCTCGTCGGACGTCAAAGGAGATAGAGGTTCCCAACAGCGACGGGGGCACCTCGTCCGTCTCCCTCAGCTGCTGGCAGTTCGGAGACGAAGACGGTTCGCGCACTGACCCTCCCAGCCTCGAAGTCGAGATCGAGACCGAGGACGTCACGACCATCCGAGGGCTCGCTGCCTGGTTCAGCCAGGTCGCCGACATCATCGAAGGCGGTGCCGCGTGAACACCGCTCTGACCAGCCGCGGCGAGCAGACCGCTGGCGACCTCCGTGAAGCCGCCGTCCAGATGCTCGAACAAGCCGACGCCCTCGAAGGGCCCGGCCCGATCGACCTCACGACCCGGAAGCCCGAACTTCTCGGCGCCCAGCGACTCGTCACTAGGAACATCCGCCGCACCATCAAGAGCTGCATCACAGGACAGAACGAGCTCGCGATCTCAGCCGGCTACGGCCCGGACGAACTCTCGTCCTTCATGACCGGTCGACGCCACATGGAACTCGCAGATGTCGACCGCATCGCGGCAGCCCTCCGAGTCCACCCCGGCCAGCTGTTCATCAACGACGCTGAGGACGCCTGATGGCCCGCCGCCAGCCGAGCACCAAGGCGCAGGCAGCCATGAAGACCGTCGCCGACCTGTTCGTGAAGCACGGCATCGACGCCACCGTCACCGACGTCCGCCGGCAGATCCGAGCCCGGTTCGATCAGGACGACCTCAACACGTACACGGCCGCACTCGCGGTCCTCGATGGAGAAGGAGCGATCGGCTGATGCGCAACAACAAGATCCGGGGGTACGTGGACCCGAAGCAGGCACGGGAGACGTCCCTCGAGCTCCTCGACATCCAGCGTCGCCGCGTCGCCGAGCACCGGAAGAACGGCGAGCAGCTGGATCGCACGGGCAAGTACGTCATCGAAGGAGCTCGGCTCTACGGGATGTCTTGGGTCGACATCGCGCAGACCCTCGGCATGTCCGTTTGGGCGGCTCGCCGTATCACACTGCGGAGGCCGCGCTGATGGACGAGATCGAAGTCCGCCACGACAACTGCCCCGAGTGCACCTCACCGTCCACCTACCCCACCGAGGGCTACCCGGATGCAGACGGAGGCTCCACCATCACCTACCGGTGCACCAGCTGCGGGCACCTGTGGGCCACCTCCTGGGGGCGGTGATGGCGAAGACCTACGCGAAGGTGAACCTCGCGATCTGGCAGGACCCAGAGTTCCGACGTCTGCCCCTCGGAGCCCAACACCTGTACCTGTTCCTCTGGACGCACTCGACGCTGTCCTACTGCGGTGTCGCGGAGTGGAACCCCAAGCGCATCCAGGCGTTCACGGAAGGGTGGACGGCCGCGGACGTCCAGGAGGCGGCCCGCTGCCTCGAGGCGCGTCTGTTCATCGTGACGTCACCAGACACCGACGAGGTGCTGCTGCGGTCCTGGGTGCGTCACGACGGGCTGCTCAAGGAGTGGCGGATGGGGATCGCGTTCGCCAAGGCCTACGTCACCGTGGCGTCGCGCGAGATCCAGCGGGTCATCGTCCACGAAGGGCTGCTCCTGCGGGAGAGGCAGCCCGAGCTCGCGGCGTGGACGCATCCGCAGTGCACGCCGCAGGTGCTGGAGGTCCTCTCGAACGAAGCCCTGGACCCAAGGGAGCGGACCCTGCCCGAGGATCCGTTTGGTTCCGGCTTGCTCGTCGTTTCCTCGTCTGTTGGGGCAACGTTTGGGCCAAACGCTGCCGAGGGTCAGGGCGGCGTTTCCCACCCCCCAACTACTACTACCTCTACTACTACCTCTACCTACATCTCTACTACGTCCGACAACGACGCCTCCGAGGACGCTGACTCGGGCAAGAGCCCCCGCAAGCGGGGCTCGCGACTGCCGGGGAGCTTCGCGATCGACGACGCCATGAAGGCCTGGGCAACCGAGAAGGCTCCTGACGTCGACCTCGTGAAGGCCACCGATGAGTTCGTCGATCACTGGACCGGTGTCGCCGGGAAGGCGGGCGTGAAGCTCGACTGGACCGGCACCTGGCGCAACTGGATCCGCCGTCGCCAGACGTGGATCGATGAGAGAAAGCCGTCGGCGAAGGCCGCATCCCCTTCCGTCAAGCAGTACTGAGGAGACCCCCGTGAACGACTACCCGCCCGACGACCAGGCCCAGCCAACCGACCAGCACCTCGTCGAGGCCGAGCGTGCAGTGATCGGAGCTGCTCTGATCAACGCCGACTCTGTCCGCTTCGCCCTCGAGCACGTCACCCCATCCGACTTCCAGGACGTCATCCTCGGGAGGACGTTCTCCCTCATCGTCGGACTCCGTAGCGCCAAGCTGCCGATCGACGCCATCAGCGTCCACAACGCCGCCAAGGAGCGCATCTCCGACGACCGCGCCTACAGGACCATCGACGGCGTCTACCTCCACGACCTACAGGCCGCGACACCCACGGCGTCGAACGTCCGGTACTACGCCAAGATCGTCGCCGAGCACGCCCAGCGCCGCCGCCTCGCCGCGTTCGGCTCGCGATGCATCCAGCTCTCCGGCCCGACCGAGAACCTCACCGACGTCATGACCCAAGTCCGCGACCTCTGGGACGGCGTGCGCGGCAGCGTCGCGTCCCCCCTCGAGTCCAAGACCCTGCGCGAGGTGCTCGACGGCTCCGACGAGTACGACTGGCTCATCCCCGACCTCCTCGAGCGCAAGGACCGCCTGATCCTCACCGGGGGCGAAGGAGCAGGAAAGTCCACGTTCGTCCGCCAGATCGCCATCCTCGCCGCCGCCGGCCTCAACCCCGTCAACTTCAAGCCCATCGACCCCGTCAAGGTGCTCGTCGTCGACACCGAGAATTCTGAGAAGCAGTGGCGCCGTAAAGCCCGTCCGCTCGCCGAGAAGGCCGCACGCCTCGGCTCGCTCGACCCTCGCGACGCCCTCGAACTCGTCTGCACCTCGCGAATGGACATCACCACCGACAAGGACCTCGGCGCCGTTCACCGCCTCATCGACGAACACCAGCCCGGCATCGTCGTCATCGGGCCGCTGTACCGCCTCACCCCTCGTGCGATCAACAACGACGACGACGCCGCCCCGCTCATCACCGCCCTCGACTCCCTGCGCGACCGAAACGTCGCTCTCATCATGGAGGCCCACGCCGGGCACTCCGAGGCGTCTCCGGGACAGCGCAACCTCCGCCCGAGAGGATCAGCAGCGCTAATGGGCTGGCCCGAGTTCGGCTTCGGCATCGCCCAGGACAAGGCCGACCTGACCGAACGCCTCTACACCCTCGTGCGCTGGCGCGGCGAGCGAGACGAACGAGCCTGGCCCATCCAGCTCCGCCGCGGCGGCGAGTGGCCCTGGACCGACGACGCCTTCCCTGGCCACACCGGCTGGACGCCCAGCTACCCCGACCGAGCGGCATGACCGGCGGCCAGTCAGCCGACCCCGCCATGGGTTCAGCGCTGAAGGTCGAGCGCCCCAAGGATCGCCGACGTGTACAGATCGCCAGCCCAGCCAGCCACTCCCGTGAACAAGGTTCGGCCCACTTCTGTCAGCAGCAACGCTCCGACGAGAACGGCAACGACCAGACCACCGACACCAGACTTCTGCGCAGCACGAGCAGCCACCGAACACCTCCGAGTTACACGGGCAGCCATGCGCCACCCGAACTACCCGAGAGCGTCCCAGGCACCACTGACACCGCATCACGCACCCGAGAGGCGACCTCATGACCCATCCCTATGACGACCCCACGACCCTCGCGGACTGCATCACCTGCACACGCCCGGTCGACGCAGAACTCGCCATCTGCTCAACTTGCCTCGCCGCCGCCCAGCAGATCATCACCGACACCGCGAACGCCTACGCACTCATCCCCGACACCACCCGCGAAATCATCGGACTCCGCGCCATCCGCTACGACAAGCCACCCGCAGGCAACCCCGACCCCGGCGACCTCCCCTTCGGACTCAACATCAAGTACGACGACCCCGAAGACACCCGCATCAGCGCCATCCGCCAACCCGAGACCGCCCTCGACATCCTCCACTCATGGGCAGACGCATGGGCCGAACAGCGAGGCTTGCCCGTCCAAGGCTCCGTCTTCACGTACCTGGTCACCAGCACGCGCTGGGCCGCGCAGCACCCCGAGGAATCACGCTGGCACGACTACCTCGACGAGGCCCGCCGTGTCCGCAACGTCATCCGGCGCCTCGCCGGGGTCAACCCCGAGCGGCAGTCGATACCGTGCTCGCACTGTGGCAGCGACGTCGTGCAGGAGTGGACGACAGCCGGCCTCGACGACGCACTGCACTGCACCGGCTGCCCGGCAACGTGGGCCTCCCTCGGCCGGCTCATCATCGCCACCGCAAGCGCCATCGCGTCCGTTCCCTACGAGCACCCCGACCTACTCGTCACAACTGACGAAGCCTGCTTCGTGCTCCCCGGCCTCAAGCGCAACACGCTCAACGTCTGGCTCAAACGGGACCGCGACCGCCCGGACGGGACCCCGGCGAAGATCCCACCGCACGGCAGGACGCCCGACGGACGCGCCCTCTACAAGCTCCAAGACATCACGAAGCTCCACCACAGAGTGGCCGAACCAGAGTGAAGTTCACCCTCTGCAGGGCGTAACGCCCCGGTATGTCGTCGAGCATCACCTGCGTACCTGTGGAAGTCTCGAAACATGGTCGACGACATACCGACGTGGGCGCGCTTCGTGGGAACACTCGGCCCTCTGTTCACGTTCGGAGCGGCGCTCATCGCTGCCGGGATCGCTTGGCGATCACACCGACACCGGACGACAGCGGACAGGCGGGACCAACTGTGGAAGCAGACTCAGTGGGCCGTTGACTACGCAACGAAGGAAGATGAGACTCAGCAACAGATCGGCCTCGACCTCCTGACCATGCTTGCGGAACAGGAGTTCGCCACAAAGGACCAAGGTGGCATGATCGCGCTTCTAGCCGACCTCGTCCTCGCACCGCTCGTCCCCATGCAGGGAGACAGCGACCCCACAGTCGAGTACAGTGAGATGCTCGAAGAGACGGGAAGGGAAGATGGCTAACCCACACGCCTACTCTGTCAAGCCAGCGCGAGCGAAGAAGAGCTCACAGCCCTCCCACAAGGCGCGCAGCCGCAAGGCGCGGTCCGATGTTGACGCGGCGAAGTCTCAGTACGCTCCCACAGTGATCAAGGTTGGCACCCCCGAGTACCGCATGATGCCCATCCAAAAGACCCAGGATGGGGTAACGGAGACCATCAAGGTCGTGGCGGTCAAGCCCGTGGAGATCTCCGCAGCCCGAGCAAGGGTCGCTGCGGACCGCCTACGCGGCACCGAAACGCCGCCGTGGATCATCCGCCTGGCCAAGACTTCGCGGACGACTGATAGCACCCCTGTTGCAGTGGACGCCCGACGCAGCTAGCGGTTGTCACCGCACGATCATTCGTCGACCCCAGAAACATCCAGAAGCCCCGGAAGCCACACGGCCTCCGGGGCTTCTTGCATGGGATTTCGGCCCAAGTTCTTCAGTTGCCGAACCTGCGCACGATCCAGTAAGCGACCAATACCACGAAGGGGCCCGCCAGCCACCCTGCCAAGTGCCCAGCCGGCTGCGTGACGATGACGATGAGTGAGAACACAAGCGACAGTAGGGATGCAGAGAGGCTCCACGTGTCCTCGAATGAGACCTTCTCGCCTTCTGATTTGCTCTTGACTTCTCTGCGGAACGCGAAGATCGCGATCAGCAGAGCCGAGACAGAGAGGAAGGTTGCAACCGAGACCAGGAGTGTCGAAGTGTAATCGCTCATGAGTTCCTGATCGGTTGCCGTCCGTCGAACCTTAGACTCGCCCCCGATGTTCACCCCCAGGGCGCACTGTCTGACCCTGAGCTGCACCCAGGGACCCGACGAGAAGGTCGCCAGGTCTCTACATCCAACCTGACCAACTGACGAAGGCGTGGCCTACCCGCAAGCCATAGTGGTGAGGGAGGTGAGCGGCCATGTCGTCGGCGAGGATACCGGCACGTGGAACTAGGCCGACGGCCGCGCGCTCTGCCGCCTCTGGGACACCAGAGCCGCTACCTGTCCTCAGTAGAAGAGAAGAAGGCTCGCACCGTTTAGGTGCGAGCCTTCACCCGAACAGCCGTGACATCTCAGATGGTTCTGATGAACTACCGGTTGACAATTCCAATGGAGTTGTACGTAACGCTAGAGTTCGTCGTGAGGCACTTCGGCTGGTTCGTGTCGTTCTTGTAGTACTGGCGGGTCACGTTGCCGTCATAGGTGAGCCAGACCATCGCGTGGGGCTGGACCTTAACCGACCCAATGTGACTCATGTAAGCCCCGTGGGCGTACCGGTCACCGTTCGCGAACTTCGAGTAACGCGCAGACTTCAGATCAGTCCAGAACTTGTAGTTGGTGTTACCAGTGCTGAGGGCTTCATAGCCTCCCGAGCTGCAGCCCGCGCGGTAGTAGACGTCCGCCCACACGTTTGTCGGTGCTGCCGCAGTCGCTGGCAGGGCGACCACAGAAGAGCCAATGATCGAACCGCCAAGGACCAGCGCCGCTGCCAGACGCCCTGCCGTCTTCCTTACACGCATCCAGTTCACCCCTTTATCGAGCCGCCCCCTGCACATCGGCGGCATTGCCAGACCCGCCCGATCGGCGACGTCGCCTGAGATCATGCCACAAAGAGGCTGGTGACAGAGTCGCCCGCACTGGGCTTGCAGAGGTTGTAGACAAGTCGGAGATCGCACCGTAGTCTTGTCACCGCACGGGGTAATCGTCGACCCCACAAACATCCAGAAGCCCCGGAAGCCACACGGCCTCCGGGGCTTCTTGCGTACCCGGACGGGGCGCGCCGACCCAGCCAGTAGGCGGCGAGCCGAACACGCTGGGCCAGACACAAGACGAGAGCCCACTCATGGACAACGAGTGGGAAGGGTGGATCGAGTGGGACCACGGCATCATCTGGCCCACCGCTCTGATCCTCCACACCAATCGACAGGAGCACGACCATGGCAGACCCCACCAGCGCCGGCTTCGACGTGATGGTCAGCGGACCGAGGTCGCGACTCGAGGCACTCAACCTCGCCGTCGTCATCGCATCCCGGCACGGTGACGAGGGCGCCGAGGTCACCGTGACCCGCGCCGAAGCGTTCCACGCCTTCCTCGCCTCCAGTGCCGGCGAGAGCGAGAACCAGGCCCACCTCTACGGAGGCTGATCGCCCCACACTCCCTGCCGGAGTCGACGCACCCCGCGACCAACACCCATGAACGCGCGCGGCGAGGCTCGACCCGGCAGGGCCAGGCCGCTACAGTCCGGCCATGACACGTGACCCAGACTCCCTGCCCACGCCAGAAGATCCTTCGGGCCCATGCCCTCGTTGTGACCGGGTGAGCAACTTCAACGTTGGCACGTCGATTCCTCTAGACGTGGGGTCGACTCCCGAAGATTGGGGGATGGCCCGGGAGATCGCCACAACCCTGGAGTGCCAAGGATGCGCGAAAGCGACGATCGTGATCTCGAAAGTCAGCATCAACACGGGCGTCAACACTGCCGTCTTCTGGTGGCCGCCACCTGGAACCGGCCGGACACAGTCCTCTGCGATCCCCGCAGCAGTCGCCGATGCCTTCGGTGAAGGAGAGCGCTCTCTGTCGGTTGGTGCTCCCCATGCCGCAGCCGCGATGTTCCGATCGGCTCTCGCTCAGACGATCCAGGACAAGGGAAGCCCAGCAGCTAAGGGGAAGGGGAGCCTGAGTGAAGCCGTCAAGCAGATGGTCACGGACGGTGACCTATGGACGACCTTTGGAGACTGGGCAGACCACATCCGCGCCTGGGGCAACGCGGGCGCCCACCCCGAGGTGTTCTCTCCTGTTACCCAAGAAGACGCCAAGGAGCTGCGGGACCTCGTGGACAGGTTGCTCGACATCCTGTACATCCAGCCCGACAAGTTGAACAAGGCGCGGCCAACCCGCAAGGCATAGCTACGAGGGAGGCGACTGACCATGTCGCTCGCCTCCCTCGAACACGCTGCACACGCCTCCCGACTGCATGCGTCGCCCGAAGCGACGTCACCCCTCGCCTTGGCCGCGTAGCACTCTCTACTGACCGGGACGCTGCGGATCCTCCATCGTGATCGTCCGCACCTGCGCAGACGAGATCGAGAAGACTTTCTGGTTGCCGGCACGCAGCGTGAAGACGAAGTACCCGTCGCTCAGTGTGTACTCGTCAGCCTCCACCTTGTATGAGCTGCTACTTGAACCCTTGTTGATAGTGAAGTTAGCCATAGGCAGACCCTAGCGAGGGCGTCCGACCCGAAGAGGGTGAAATTCGGCTCGCTTGGTGTCGTCCGAGAGAGGGCGCGATGCCAGCCACCCGCCCGCGCAAAATCAACGGCCCCCGCTGGCGCCAGCTCGAAGCCCGCGTGCTCGCCGAGGAGACGCGCTGCGCCCTCTGCGATGACCCCGTCGACAAGACCCTCGGCCGCATGCGCGACCCCCGCGCCGCCATCGTCGACCACGACTGGCCCATCCACCGCGAGGGACTGGCGACTAACACTCGACGCTCAGCGCGAACGCAGCGAGCCTCGCTCGCAGGGAACCCACCACCGGAGGTGACCATGCCCCGCGCCTGGTCACCCTGCACCCGCTGCCCCGAACCAACGCCGCCCGGAGTCAGCATCTGCAAGACCTGCCAACGAGCAGCAGACGCCAAGCGCAGACCGAGCGGCAACCCGTACTCAACACGAGGGCACCGCGACTTCCGCGAGACCGTCCTCGCCCGAGACCCCATCTGCCAGGCATGCATGGCCGCCCGCTCCACCGTCGCCGACCATCACCCGATCGAACGGGTCGACCTCGTCGCGATGGGTCTCGATCCGAACGACGCAGCCCGAGGTCAAGGTCTCTGCAAGCGATGCCACGACCGCAAGACCGCAGCCACCCGACCCGCCGGATGGAACGACCGAATGCCTCATTAGGGCGGGGATGGTCCCCCTCGGGGCATTCTGCACACACCGCCGGTGAGGGGACTTTCTCTCCCTACGGGTTCCCCATCCTCTGGCCGTGGCCATTCTTTCGCCCTGACGCAACGTCGGAGCGCCCCGCTGACGTGCCGCGCAAGGCGGCAGAGGAGGCACCTGATGCCCGGTCCCGCACCGAAGCACCCGTCGGTCCGTGCGCGGACCAACGACCCCAAGAAGGGCTTCACCTCGCTGCCTGCCGGTGGTCGCCTCGGTGCGATCCCGCCGTGGCCGCTACGCCCGAACCCGATCATGGCTGCCCAGCTCGAAACTGCCCGTGACCGGGTGGCGTCGCTGCAGGTCGAGGTCGAGGTCGAGGAGGATGGCCGCAAGAAGGGCCGCATGCGCCGCGAGCTGAACAAGAACGAGATGGCGGTCGCCACCCTATCCCTGCAGATCGAGCAGGCCACCGACGACGAGGTCGCCCTCTGGGACATCCTGTGGCGCACCCCGCAGGCCACGGTCTGGGAGGACTCGCACTCCTCGCGCGAGGTCGCACAGTACGTCCGCTGGAAGGTCCTCGCCGAGCAGGGTGACCTCAAGGCCGCCGTCGAGGCCCGCCAGCTTTCTGACCGACTGGGCCTGAACCCGCTGGCTCTGACTCGGCTGCACCTCGAGATCGAGCGTGCGGACGAGGCTGAGACTCGCGGTGAGCAGCGTCGGCAGCGGGCGACCCCCGCCCGAGCCGACAAGCCGAAGGGTGACCCGCGCGGCACCCTTCGGGCGGTGTGAGCACCTTCATCGTCCCGTCGTTCGACGAGGAGCCCTGGCCGTCTCTGGGCGGGCCGATCTGTGACCTGATCGAGGAGCGTGCCGTCTTCGGGCCAGGGTCCCTCAAGGGGGAGCCTGCTCGTCTTGACGACGAGAAGCGCGCCGCGATCTGGAAGGCCTACGAGGTCTACCCCCGCGGCCACGAACTCGCGGGACGCCGGCGCTTCAAGCGTGTGCGCATCTCGTGGCGCAAGGGCACGGCCAAGACTGAGTTCGGTGGTTGGGTGTCCTTCGCCGAGCTGCACTCCGAGGGGCCTGTGCGCTTCGACGGCTGGGATGCTGACGGCAACCCCGTCGGGCGCCCGGTCCGGGACCCGTACATCCCGCTGCTCGCCACCACGCAGGAGCAGGTCATGGAGCTCGCCTACGGCGTGCTCTACACGGTGTGCACCGAGGGCCCGGACGCGGACCTGTTCGACGTCTCCCTCGAGCGCATCATCCGGCTCGGGGAGTACGGCGCGGACGGCAAGGCGGTCCCGCTCGCGGGGTCCCCGAACGCTCGCGACGGTGCTCGCACGACCTTCCAGTACTACGACGAGACCCACCGCCTGGACTCCCCGACCGCCCTGTCGGCCTACGAGGCGATGGAGGCCAACCTGCCGAAGCGCCCCCTGGACGACCCATGGTCGCTGGGCACGACGACGGCGGGACGTCCGGGCCGCGGCTCAGTGGCGGAGAAGGACAAGGACGAGGCCGAGCTCATCGCCAAGGGTGAGGTCGACGAGCCCGAGCTCTTCTACTTCCACCGCGAGGCCGGCACCCACAACCCGGTCACCGGGCTCGAGTACGACCTCAAGGTCTTCGCGGACCGCGTCGAGGCGATCCGGGAGGCCTCAGGGCCGTCCGTGGCAGCCTGGTCCGACCTGCGCGGCATCGCCAAGCAGTGGGATCGCCCGAAGGTCGACCAGCAGTACCTCGAGCGCACCTGGCTCAACCGCTGGACCCAGACCTCCGCTCAGGCGTTCGATGCCCACCGGTGGCGCACTGACCTCGTGCGCGAGAGCGCGAAGATCCAGCGTCACATCCGCCGCAAGGTGTCTGTCGGCTTCGACGGGTCCCGCTGGAAGGACACGACCGCTCTGGTCGTGACCGACCTCGCCACGGGCCTGCAGGAGAAGTTCGGCCTGTGGGTCCCAGACGTCTCGGACGAGTCTCCTGACGGCACCCCTGAGGTGCGGTACGGCGAGGTCAACGAGGCAGTGGACGAGGTCTTCGAGGTCTTCGACGTCGTGCGCATGTACCTCGACCCCGCGCAGGGCTGGGACGAGCACGGGGCGAACTGGGCTGGCAAGTACGGGCCGAAGCGCGTCCTGTTTTTCTACACCGACTCCCGCAACCTGCGCCGCACAGCCGAGATGTGCCGGTCCTACGCCGGGGCGATCAAGGCCGGCGCCGTGACCCACGACGGCGACGAGGACTTCGCGACCCACATCGCCAACGCCCAGAAACGCGAGATCCGCATGGTCGACGACGAAGGCCAGGCCCTGTGGGTCATGGCCAAGGAGCGGCACGACTCGCTCAACAAGATCGACCTCGCGATGGCCGGTGGGCTGTCGTGGCAGGCCCGCCTCGACGCGATCGCCTCGGGTGCGAACACCTCCACCGACTCCTACGCCTACTACGCCTGATCGGAGGATCTGTGGACGCCACCGCGGCTCTCACCTACGCCGAGAAGCTCTACTCGCGACTCGACGCCCGCCGACCCGCCGTAGAGGAGCTCGACAACTACTACGAGGGCAAGCAGCCCCTGGCCTACGCCTCACGCGAGTGGGCGGACTGGCACAAGGACCGCTACGTCGGGTTCTCCGACAACTGGTGCGGGGTCGTGGGCAACTCCCCGGCCGAGCGCCTGCGCCTCAAGGGCGTGCGTGTCGGCGACAAGGGCAGCACGGCCGGCGACGAATTGTGGAACGACTGGCAGCGCAACGCCGGCGACATGCAGTCCTCCCAGGGGCTCCTCGAGTCGATCGTCGCGACGACGTCCTACGTCATCGTCTGGGGCGACCCGAAGACCGACGAGCCGATCTTCACCTGGGAGCACCCCTCCCAGGTGCTCATCGACTACGCCCCGGGCAACTCCCGCGTCAAGCTCGGGATGGTCAAGGCGTGGGTGGACGGCGGCAAGGAGTACCTGACCCTCTACCTCGACGACGGCCTGTGGAAATGGCAGCGCAACACCACGGTGCGCATGGAGTCACCCACGCGCACGGAGAGCGGCCTGCACGTCACCGGGCGGTCCCTGCAGATCGGCGGCTGGGAACCACGCCAGGAGAAGGACGACGACGCCTGGCCGATCCCGAACCCGATGGGCGAGGTCCCCGGCGTCGAGTTCGCCAACCGTCCCCGCCTGGGCCGCGCGCCGATCTCCGACATCGCTGGCACCAAGGCGATGCAGGACGCGATCAACCTGCTCTGGGCGTACCTGTTCACTTCCGCCGACCACGCGTCCTTCCCGGCGCGTGTCGTGCTCGGCGCCGAGCCGCCGAAGATCCCGATTCTGGACGAGACCGGGCAGAAGATCGGCGAGAAGCCGGTCGACATCAAGGAGCTCGCGCACGGCCGCTTCATGTGGTTGACCGGGCAGAACGCCAAGATCGCGCAGTTCGACGCCGCTTCCCTCGAGGTCTTCACGAAGGTAATCGAGATCGCCGTCGGGCACATCGCAGCCCAGACCCGCACGCCCCCGCACTACCTGGTGACCAACGGGGGCCTGTCGAACCTGTCCGGCGACGCGCTCGTGGCCGCCGAGACAGGTCTGGTCAAGAAAGTCGAGGAGCAGCAGCTGTTCTTCGGCACGTCCGTGCGGGACCTGTTCCGGCTCATGGCGCTCGCGCGCGACGAGAAGGGCCTCGCGGGCAAGATGCGCACCGCGCACGTCCAGTGGGCGAACGCCGCGATGCGCTCGGACGCCCAGCTGGCCGACGCCCTGGTCAAGAAGCGCCAGATCGGTTACCCGTTCGAGTACCTGCTCGAGCTCGACGGCCTCGGTCCAGAGGACGTGAAGCGTGTCGTGGCGATGAAGCGCGCTGAGGAGACCGACCCGCTGTTCGAGCAGGTCGCCCGACCGGTGCAGGTAGGTGAGGGGGTGGCCTGATGGCCTCGATCCCCCGCGCTGCCGTCGACCACTACCGCGAGATGCAGCGCCTGCAGGTCGAGGCGCTGCGTCTGGCGCGTGCCGCGTGGCGGCGCGTGGAGCCACGGTTCCTCTCGGAGTCCTGGTCCTCAGCTGTTCGCTCGATCAGCCCTCGGGTAGTCGACCTGCAAGTCAGGGCGGCCACAGCGGGGTCGTCCTACACCGCGGCGACGCTCGCCGAGCAAGGATCCTGGGTCGCCCCCGACGGGTTCGTCGAGCCCCAGGCATTCGGCGGCTACGCGGCAGACGGCCGCTCCTTGACGGGCCTGCTGTACGGGCCGGTCATCTCGACCAAGGAGTACATCGGCGGAGGGATGGCCACCGAGACCGCGATGGTCGCCGGGCGCAAGGCGCTCGAGACCATCATGCGCACGATGATCGCCGACGCCGGCCGCCAAGCCGCCGGGGTCGACACCGCAGCACGGCGCGGCACCGGGTACGTCCGGATGCTCAACCCGCCCTCCTGCTCGCGCTGCGTCGTCCTGGCCGGGAAGTTCTTCCGCTACAACCAGGGCTTCCTGCGCCACCCACGCTGCGACTGCGTCCACATCGCCTCCCGCCTCGGCTCCACGGCCGGCGCACGCGCCGAGGGCCTGGTCGACGACCCCTACGCCTACTTCCACTCCCTGAGCGCCGCCGAGCAGGACGCAGCGTGGGGCAAGACCAACGCGGGCGCGATCCGCGAGGGCGCCGACCTCTACCAGGTCACCAACGCTCGTCGCGGGCGCAACGGCCTGTTCACCACCGAGGGCACCACGCGTCGCGGGAACGCCTACGGGCTCGCCGGGCGCCGACTGACCCCAGAGGGCATCTACGCCCAGGCAGGCAGCCGCGAGGAGACCCTGCGGCTGCTCACCGAGCACGGGTACATCCTCCCCGGCGGGCAGACACCCGGCGGCGTGCTGCGCGGGACCCGCGAGGGCTTCGGCGCCCTCGGGCGCGGCGGCCGGCGCGTGGGGGCTCGCGCGGTCGTCGAGGAAGCCCGACGCACCGGCATCCGCGACGGCAGCCGCTACACCATGACCGCGGCCGAGCGTCGCGTCGTCGACTCTGAGCAGCGCTACCTCGCGGTCCTCGAGGGCCGCAACCCGTTCGACCGTCAAGGCCGCGGCCTGACGCCCACCATCTCCGCCCAGGTCGAGACCGACTACAGGCGTTGGCTCGCATCCGGCGGGCAGATCTTCCTCCGCTGAGGGCCGCAAGGGTCCCGGCACGACACCTCTCGCAAGGAGAGCCATGAACACCCGCCTTCGCAAGAACCACAACCTCCGCTTCATCGAGACCTCCGCGGACGACGCAGACGGTGCCGGTGGCGACGACCAGGACACCGACCAGGACGGCGCCGACGGCGACGAGGTCGGAGACGACGGCGACGAGGTCGGAGACGACGACGGCGACGAGGGCGAGGACGGCACAGACTCCGGTACTGACGCGCTCGGCGACGCCGGCAAGCAGGCCCTCGACCGCATGAAGGCCAAGCTCAAGGACGAGCGCACGAAGCGCCAGGCCGCCGAGCGAGCCCTGGCCGACAAGGAGCCCGGCGACGAGACGGCCCAGGCCGTGCGCGCCGCAGAGACCACCGCGCTCGCCAAGGCGAACACGCGGATCGTCCGCTCGGAGGTTAAGGCAGCCGCCTCAGGCAAGCTCGCCGACCCCGCGGACGCCTACAAGTTCCTCGACCTCGACCAGTTCGAGGTCGACGAGGACGGGAACGTCGACGAGGCCGAGATCGCAGAGGCCATCGACGAGCTCGTCAAGAACAAGCCCTACCTCGCTGCGCAAGGCGGTCGGCGGTTCACGGGCTCAGGAGACGGCGGTGCTCGCAAGGACGCCCGCCCGAAGCAGCTCACCCGTGCCGATCTGGCACGCATGACCCCGCAGCAGATCGCCGATGCCCAGGCCAAGGGCCAGCTCGCCGACCTGCTCAAGACCCCCAAGAACTGAGGAGCCCACCGTGGCCATCACCAACTTCATCCCCGAGCTCTGGTCCGCAGCGGTCCAGCTCCCCTTCGAGAAGGCCCTGGTCTTCGGCCAGCCGTCGGTCGTCAACCGCGACTACGAGGGCCAGATCAAGCAGCAGGGCGACACGGTCAACATCACGACCATCGGCGACCCGACGATCAAGACCTACGACAAGACGGTCGACATCGAGGTCGAGGACCTCTCCGACGGCACGATCAAGCTGCTCATCGACCAGGGCGACTACTTCGCGTTCCGGGTCAACGACGTCGACAAGGTCCAGGCAGCCGGCGACTTCCAGGGACCGGCCACCCAGCGCGCCGGCTACGGCCTCAAGGACAAGGTCGACCGCTACATCGCGGGCTTCGCGGCCCTGGCAGCCGGGTCCGGCGGGCCGATCACCGCCAACCGCCTCGGCAACGTCTCCGTGGTCAACGGCACCGGCACCGGCAAGCCCGGCGCCGGGCAGACGAGCGCGTGGAACGTCCTGGTCGACCTGAACCAGAAGCTCAACGAGCAGTCGGTGCCCACTGACGGCCGCTACGTCATCGTCTCGCCGTCGTTCTACTCGGCGCTGCTCAACGATCCGCGCTTCACCCGCGTGGACGCCTCGGGCACCTCCGAGGGCCTGCGCAACGGCATCGTGGGCCGGGCGCTCGGGTTCGACGTCCTCATGTCGAACAACACGGTCTCGGCGTCCAGCCGCAACCTCATCGTCGCTGGTGTCCCCGGGGCGCTGTCGTTCGCCAGCCAGATCGTCGAGACCGAGGCGCTGCGCTCGGAGAAGCGGTTCGCGGACATCATCCGTGGCCTGCACGTCTACGGCGCGAAGATCACGCGCCCTGAGGGCATCGCGACCGCCAACGCCGAGTTCGTGCCCGGCACCGGCGTCGACACGGTCGTCACGACCGCACCGTGACCAAGGACTGACGAGGGAGGCCATCGTGGCACCAGAACCACTCGCTACGGTGGCCGACCTCACGGCCCTGGGCATCGACACGACCGACACGGCGCTCGTGGGATCGCTGCTGGCATCGGTGTCAGCAGCGGTCCGCGACGCGGCCGGTGTGCTCATCTCCCGCGCCACCTCCACCATCACCATCGAGGGGACACGCGAGCAGTGGCTTCCGCTTCCCGGCACGCCGGTCCTGTCCGTCACGGGCGTCGAGCTCGACGGCACGACAGTGACCGACCACAAGCTGATCGGCGGGCGCCTGTGGCATCCCCGCGGGTGGCAGTCGACCTACGCGCCCTCCGAGGTCCGCCTCACCCTCGTCCACGGCTACGACCCGGTCCCGGCGGACATCGTCAAGATGGTCTGCACGTTCGTCGCCGCCGGAATCTACGAGGCGACCGAGGGCATCGGGGTGAACCGCGGCAAGTCGTCCGAGCGAGCTGACGACTACCAGATCTCCTTCACCCGCGGTGAGGACGAGGTCGTCGACATGACCGAGCTCCCCCAGCGCACGAAGGACGCGCTGCGCGCCAGGTTCTCCGGTGCCGTCGCCGTGACGGGGACGTACTGATGACCTACGCCAACGTCATGGGCCGAGCCCGCCGGTTCGTCGAGAAGAACATGCTCGACACCTGCACCCTGCAGCGCGTTGTGGGCCGCATCAAGGACCCCGTGACGGCCTTGCCGACCCCGGTCTACGAGGACGTCTACGCCGGGCGCTGCAAGGTGCAGACGTTCGAGCCCTCCGAGCGCGAGCCCGAGGTCGGCGGCGCCCGCCCCACGATCCAGCGTTACTCCGTGCACCTGCCCGTGGGGTCCTGCAAGCCCGCCATCGGCGACATCATCACCCTGCTCACGTCGGCCCTTGACCCTGAGGCTGCCGGGCGCCAGTTCCGCGTCGTCGCGCTGCTGCACAAGACCGCGGCGACCGCGTACCGGCTCAACGTCGAGGAGGTCACCGATCATGGCTGACGGCATCACGATGACCTCCCCGGCACTGAACACGCTGATCGCTGACCTGGGGCGCGTCGGCCCGCAGGCCTACACACGGACGACGGCGATCGTCGAGCGCGCGGTGCTCGAGGCGAAGAACCGCATGGTCTCCGACGCCGAGTCCTCCGAGCACTTCGCGATCGCCAGCACGATCTCCTACGACTCAGATTTCCGCCCGAACCAGATCCGCTTCGTGCTCGGCCCGGACCGGGCGCGTCACCGCAAGGCACGCATCGCGAACATCGCCTACTTCGGCGGTCGCAACGGTGGTGGCGGCACGCTCGACATCAACGCTGGGATCGACCAGGCCGCACCCGGCATGGTCAACGCCCTCGCCGCGATGGCCGCGGAGCTCCTGTGAGCGTCCGCGCGCTCGGCGACGCCGTCATGGCGCTCTTCCCCGACGTCCCGGGCGTCCCTACGACTGAGGGGCGCGCGGAGACCGGGACGGGGGCATGGATCGTCGTCGACCAGCGCCTCCCGCACGTCTCGGGACGCTCCGAGGCCGGGACCGCCCTGCCGCACCGCTGCACCGTGCGGGTGCGCCTGGTCCACCAGGACCCGGACGGGTGCCGAGCGCTGGCCGACATCATCGGCGCCGCCCTCGAGGGGGAGCGCCCGGTCGCCGCGGGCTGGCAGACCTCGCCGCTTCGCCAGTTCAACGAGCGCGAGCCCACCCCCGACGACGACGGCACCGACGCGACCACCGACCAGCGCTTCATGATCGCGTTCCTCGAGTACGCGTTCACCGCGACACGCACCTCATAGCCCCACCCAACACAAGCCCCTGCCGCCCGGTACGGGGCTCCTCGTCGCGCCCGGAGGCACCCGATGGCACTTCCCCTGTTCGTCCGCGTCAAGGACGTCGACACCAAGCACGAGTACGACGTCCGCGAGACCTCCGTGCTGATCCGTGACGGGAAGGTCGAGGTCGTCAAGAGCGACCGCTACCCGCCCTCGCCCTACCCGCGGCCCACCAAGCACCACATCCCCGCGAAGAAGCTCGCGAAGGCACCCGCCTCGCGTCAGACGCCTGAGCCGTCCGGCGATGGCACGCCCAACCCCCAGGAGTCCTGACATGGCTGGAAACATCCCCGGCACCCCCGCAGACGGCAACATCCGCACCGTCTACCTCAAGGCCGTCGCCGACATCGTCATCCCCAAGCTCACCGAGCTCAACGCCGTCACCGCGTTCGACGGCTCGTGCTACCACACCGCCGGGGGCTTCGCGTTCTCCGGTGACCAGGCCACGATCACCGACGCCCGAGAGTGCGACACCACGACCCGGAACAAGCCCGGGCGCAAGAACTACACGCTCTCGATCACCGGCATCGACAACACGAACACCGTGTACTCCGAGGACTACAACGGGCTCGTCGAGACCCTCGTCGAGGGCGAGACCATCTACGCCATCCGCCGCCGCGGCAAGGCCTTCGACGCCCCGTGGGCCGTCGGCGACATCGTCACGGTCATCCAGTTCGCCCCGGGCACGAAGCAGGAAGTCGCCCCCGAGGAGAACTCGGTCCTGCGGTCCATGTGGCCGGCGTTCGTCGAGGCCGTGGCCACCGACGTCGCCCTCGCTGCCTGACCCACCCCCGACTCCTGGCCGCCGCGTTCCCTGGCGCGGCGGCCAGGTCATCACCACCCCAGGGAACCGCACGACAACCAGGGAGAACACGAATGTCCAAGCTCGGCCTCAGCCTGCCCACCAAGACCGTCCCGCTGTGCACGAACCTCGACCTCGTCGAGCGCCACGAGAAGCTCGTCGTCGAGCTCGCCGAGGCGGAGCGCGCGCAGAAGCTCGACAAGAGGGAGAACTCCCCGGTCGAGTCCATCGCCCGACAGATCGGCGAGCTCGAGGCGCAGATGCGCGCGAGCACCATCACCTTCACGCTCTCGGCGCTGCCCAAGAAGATCTTCGCCCAGCTCGAGGCCGCGCACCCGCCGCGCGACGGCTCGGAGCTCGACCGGGCGTACACCCTCAACCTCGAGACCGGGATCGACGCGATCATGGCGCACACCGCGCCCCCAACGATCAAGGCTGTCACCGGCGCCGACGGGCAACTCATCGAGTTCTCCGGCGACGACTGGCACGCCGAGGCCGACGCGATGTCGAACGGGCAGTGGACGGCCTTCGCCTCCGCAGTCCTGCAGGTCAACCGGGGTGAGACCGCAGCCCCTTTCAGCGCCGCCGCGTACAGGAAGACGCGGCCCTCCGAGCAGAGCTAGAAGCCGCCTACGCGCTGGGCGTCTCCTACAAGCGGTTCTCGGGGTGGGAGCCGACCACGACCTACGAGTACGACTCCGACGGTCGCATGGTCGCCTCCCGCCCGGAGGTCGAGTGGGACGACGTCGAGCGTGGCTGGATGGTCGCCCTCGCCGAGTACCGAGGCTCCCTGTGCCCGCACTGCGGCGGGGACCCCGAGTTCTGCCAGGACCCAGCGTTCGACACGAAGTGGGAAGTGCGCCCACCGCGGCGCTGCTACTGGACGACCGCCCTCGCGCGGACCAAGAAGGCCCGCGAGAACGGCGACCAGGTCGTCGAGTTCCCCGAGGCGCTGCTCTTCGGGGTGCGCCCCAAGACGTTCTGACAACTGCATCGAGAACCCAGGGGGTGAGTCGTGGCTGATCGCTCTGTGATCGTGGCTCTCGGCGCGAACGTGTCCGGCTTCACGGCGGGCATGCGCACAGCGCAGCGCTCCGCACAGGACTTCGCCCGCAACGGCCTCGACGAGATCGCCCGCCGCGAGCAGTCCCTCAACCAGCTCTCCCGCAACGCCGGCGTCCTCGGCCTCGCCCTGACGGGCATGGCCGGGGTCGCCGTGAAGAAGTTCGCCGACTTCGACCACGCCATGAGCGCCGTCGAGGCGACCGGCGACGACGCGAAGAAGAGCATCGACGCGCTCCGTGAGGCTGCACTCGCCGCGTCCGAGCAGGGCTTCACCCCGAAAGACGCCGCGCAGGGCATCGAGAACCTGGCCAAGGCCGGGGTATCCGCATCGGACATCCTCTCCGGCGCCCTGACCGGCTCCCTCGACCTTGCCGCGGCCGGCTCCCTCGGCGTCGCCGAGGCGGCCGAAACCACCTCCGTCGCCCTTACCCAGTTCAACCTCGGAGGGGAGAAGGCGACCCACGTCGCCGACCTGCTCGCAGCCGGTGCGGGCAAGGCGATGGGTGACGTCCACGACCTCGCCTACGCCCTGCGCATGGGTGGCCTCGTCGCTGCCCAGACCGGGCTCTCCATCGAGGAGACCACCGCGGCGCTGGCGTCCTTCGCCTCAGCCGGTCTGCTCGGCTCCGACGCCGGCACCTCGCTCAAGACCATGCTGCAGCGCCTGACGCCCCGCTCGAAGGAAGCCCAGGCCCAGTTCGACCAGCTCGGCATCAGCGCCTACGACGCCCAGGGCAACTTCATCGGCCTCGAGAACTTCGCCGGCATGCTGCAGGCGAAGATGAAGGACCTCACCCCCGAGGCCCGCAACGCCGCCATGTCCATCATGTTCGGCTCCGACGCCGTCCGCGCCGCCACCGTCCTGTACGACCAGGGCGCCTCCGGCATGCGCAACTGGATCCAGGCCGTCGACGACCAGGGCTACGCGGCCGAGACCGCAGCGACCAAGCTCGACAACCTCAAGGGCGACGTGCAGCTGCTCGGCGCCACCTTCGACCGCACCATGATCGAGATGGGCTCGAGCGCCGACGGCCCTCTTCGTTCCCTCGTCCAGGGCACGACCGGCGTCGTCGAGAAGCTCGGCGAACTGCCAGCGTCCGCACAGACCGCCCTCCTCGGCATCGTCGGCGGCGGCGGGCTCGTCCTGCTCGGTATCGCAGGCATGGGCAAGCTCACCGTCGCGATCTCCGAGACTCGGACCGCGATGGCGGCTCTGGGCATCTCGGCTCGAGCCGCCACGGTGTCGATGGGGGCCATCGGCATCGCCCTCGGCGCCGGCGCGATCCTCCTGGGCAACTGGGCCAAGGACGCCGCCGATGCCGCGGCCATGACCGACGACTTCCTCGCGACTCTCGACGAGTTCGGCAACACGACCGACAAGACCGTCAGCAAGATCGCCGACTCGCTCGCCAACACGAACTTCGGCCGGTCTCTGGGCGAGAAGATCATGGGCGACGACTCGGTCAACGTCATCGACTGGGCTCGGGATGCTGGCATCGCGATCGACGACCTGACCGGGTACATCCTCGGCCAGGAGGACGCTGTCAAGCGCGTCCAGGCCGCCCAAGATGACTACCTCTCGCAGTCGTTCTCCCACAGTGAGTCCGACGTCAACAAGATGGAGGACCTCACCGGGATCCTCGACAAGCAGGCCGACTCCCTCTCCGAAGCAGAGAAGGTCGCCGTCCGCAAGGCCCTCGCCGACAAGGAGCTCGGCCTCGCGGCCGAGGGGGCCACCCCAGCGGCCGACGCACTCGGAGAAGCTGCGGCTGGCGCATCCATCGGCATCGACCAGGTCGGCGACGCCGCGATCGAGGCTCAGAAGGCGCTCGAAGACTGGCGCGTGAAGACCCGACAGACGTCGGATGCGTTCGTCAACCCGGCTGGCGCCTATCAAGCAGCGATCGACGCGAGCACCGCGTGGGCAGAGGCCCAGGCAGACGCAACCGAGGACGCCGAGGACTCCTGGGAGTCGTTCTACGACGGCCAGTCCGTCAGCATGGGCGAGCTCCTCGACCAGCAGCGCAAGCAGCTGGAAGACCAGGTGAACTACAACGCCAACATGATCAGCCTCGCAGGTCAGGTCAGCTCCGAGTACCTGAACTACCTGCTGGGGCTGGGCACTGAGGCTGCGCCACTGATTGCCGAGCTCGCGAACGCTCTGCCGGAGGAGCTCGCGGCGTCGGACGCGATGTACCAGCAAGGTGTCGACAACGGGACTGAGTTTGTCGACGGCATCCAGTCCATCACGGATGGCCGGGAGGTCACGGCGACGCTCAACGCCGACGGGTCGATCGCCTACGAGGTCGCCGAGGAGACCGTCTCGGGGATGGACGCTCTGGCGGTGCAACCGTGGATGCTGGGGGTGGACCCAACACCGGCGATCGACACTGCAGCCAAAAGCACAATCCCGCTCCTCTCGGGAATGACCGTCGACGCCTGGGACCTGTCCGCACGCCCCGAGAACGCTATGTCCACCGGTCGGCAGACGCAGACGTCGATCGGTGGCATGACGCCGTCCGCCTGGTCGATCTCGGCCAAGGGCGACCCTGCACTCGAGGAAGCGAACCGCACGAAGAACTCGATCGACGCGAAGAACGCGACGATCAAGGTTGGCGCGGTGGAGGCTCCCGGGCTGTGGGGCGCGGTGAACGGTTTCGTCGCCAGCATCTCGTCCCGTACCGCGGTGATCGGTGTCTCGGCGTCCATGGCTCGGCCTCTGCCGGGCATCACGTCGGCCAACGGGAACCTGATCGACTACTACGCCGGCGGTGGGATGCGTGAGTCGCACGTCGCGCAGATCGCACCTGCGGGTGCGTGGCGTGTGTGGGCGGAACCGGAGACCGGTGGCGAGGCATACATCCCGTTCGCGCTGTCGAAGCGTGCGCGGTCGCTCTCGATCTGGGAGGAGACCGGCAAGCGCCTCGGTGTGCAGGGCTTCGCGGACGGAAGTCAGGTCGCCCCCGCCGCGTACCAGCCGATGCAGCGCCTCTATGCCGCGCCTGCACAGTCGGCGCCGGTGATCCAGGTAGCGGCCCCACCAACCGATGCGACGAAGGTGGAGGTGACTCTCGCGATGGATTCCGCTGGGGTGATGCACGTGGTGGACCAGCGCATCGCTGCTGCGTCGGCGACACGGTCTGCGTCGATGAGGGCGGGGAGGCCGCGATGAGCCGCCGGAACGACGTCCTCAACCCGTTCGCGGTGCAGACCGCAGCGGGCGTGGCCAATGGCTTCGGTCTGTACAGCTCCGGAACTGGTGAGGCTGGCACGACGACGCTCGTCGCGGGCGCGAGCGACGGTCCGTTGCTTTCGAGCGGGTCGCGCATCGCGTCGTACATCCGCCGCCTGGTCACCACCGCCAAGACCGGTGCCTCGACGGGCTGGAGCGCGACGCAAGGGCAGAACCGCGCCCCGAGGCCTGGTGTCGCGGGTGATGTCCGTAGGGCTGCCGTCCTGCTGCGGTACACGTCCCCCGACGGCTCGTCTCTGACCGGACGAATGCGAACGCAGGTCTACACCTCTGGCGGGTCGCCCGGTGCCTACGCGGATGGCCCGCCAGTGACGCTCGTCTCGGGCCAGTGGACTCTCGTCGAGTCGACTGTCACTGCTACGGACGGCTTCGCGTCTGTGGGTTGGTGGTTCTACCACGGGTCAATCCAGATCCCGGTAGCGGGGTCTACCTACGACGCGACGGGGGCCATCGTCGGGGACGGCGAGGTCTTCGCGGGGTCGAGTCCATCGACAACCGCGTGGCTCTACTCGTGGCTCGGGCTGCCCAACGCGTCGGCGTCGATCGCGACGTCGACGATGCAGCTCGCGCTCGTCGGTACGGGCGCACCGCAGGACGTCCAGGTCGTCATCCCCGGCCTCACCGCCGGGCAGGTGTACCTCGTCGAGGGCACCGCGGCCGGGAGCGTGTGGCCGGTACGTGGTGGACGTGGGACGTCCAACGGATCGCAGCTCGTCCTCTCGGACAGTCGCACCCCGATCAACGTGCCGGTCGTGTACCGGGTCACCGTCGGCGGCGTGGTGGTCCGGCAGTCCGAGCCGATCACGGTGCCCTATCCGGACAAGTACGTGCTGCAGTCCCTCGACGGGCAAACCTCCGCTGAGGTGGCGCTCATGTCGAACGGTCTGCCACGGACACCCGATCCGCGGGTGTCGTCGTACCCGATCCCGGGCCGGCCTCGCCCCGTCATCCGCTACGACATCCCCGGGGACGGCGGCGGCCAGCTGCTCGTCGACACCACCGGGGAGCAGACACCCGCACTCGCGGCACTGCTCTCCACCGGTCGCCCCGTCGTCATCCGCACCGACGGCGACGTCCGCGACTTCCCGCCCGTGGAGATCCTCCTCATCACGAGGTTCCCCTCCGAACTCACGGACGCGCGCATCCAGACCGGTGACACTCGCCGGTGGACTCTCGAGTACCTGCTCGTCGACGATCCCGACCCCGACGCCGTACTGCCGTCCTCGACGTGGGACGACTTCGACGCGGTCAACACCGGCTCCACGTGGGACAGCTTCGACCTGCAGTGGGTCGGGGCGGACTGGGATGCCTTCGACCGCTTCGACTGGGAGGGGCAGGCGTGACGCGCAACGGACCCTCCACCTCGATGCTGGCTGGTGCGGTGCAGTGGGTCCCGACGATGTCGGCGTGGCTGGACGGGGCTCTCCTCGCGGAGACTGTCCCCGTCCGCCGCGGCCGGCTCTCGGCCGACGGCTCCTCGCAGGTGCCAGAGCGGCTGACGTTCTCGGTGCCGCGCTGGGCTGACCGGCGTGACTGGCTCCCGGGCGACGACGCGACGCACCCCCTGGCGCGCTTCGGGCAGTACGTCATCCCGACCATCGTCGTCACCTCACCCATCACGGGCATCCAGTACGAGACGGTGCTGGGTCGCTTCAAGATCCAGAACTGGAAGCACGACACCGACTCCGGTCTCATCAACGTCGAGGCCGTCGGTGTCCTGCAGGTCGCGGCCGATGACCGGCTCCCGTCACCGCTGGCCCCTACCGGCACGCTTGCGTCGGAGTTCCGGCGTCTGCTGCCCCCGGGACTCTCTGCGGCGATCAGCCCCGCGCTGGTGGACCGGCAGTGCCCCCGCTCCATGGAGTGGTCCGACGACCGCATCGGCGCCCTGTATGAGATCGCCGACGCGTGGCCTGCCCGCATCCGCACCGACCAGTGGGGGCAGATCGCTGTGCTCCCCGCGCTGGCTGACACACCGACGCCTGTGGTGTCCCTGACTGACGGGGAGGGCGGCACGGTCATCGGCACCGCGAGGGCTGACACGAGAGACCAGGCATACAACCGCATCGTCGTCCGCGCCTCCAGCACCGACAGCGCGAACAGACCGCCCATCCAGGTCGTGGTCGATCAGACGTCGGGACCGATGAGCGCCAGCGGCCCCTACTTGCCCGTGACGAAGTTCTGGTCGTCGCCTCTCATCGAGACCGCCACCCAGGCCAGGGCGGCCGGGATCACCATGCTCGCGAACTCCCTGCGCCCATCCCGCACCGTCCCCGTGACCCTCGCACCGGACCCGCGGCTGGACCTCGACGACGCCGTGGAGATCATCTCCGACGGTGTGCGCGACTGGGGGTACATCACCGCCTACGACCTGCCCCTGACCATCGACGACGGCGAGATGCGCGTAGACATCGGGGTGAGTTCATGAGTGACCTCGACCTGCACGGCGAGTCCATGTGGCTGCCTGAGGGGCCAGCGCCGGGCGCTGACCTGTCGATGATCCGCCCTGGCGTCGTCGTCGAGCTGGATGTCCCTGGCAACAGGATTCGGGTCGCGTACAACGGCGGCTCGGGGACGTGGATGTCGGCCCTTCCGGGGATGTACACGGTGGGGCGCACGTGCTGGGTGCTGTGCAACCCGATGCGCGGCGGGCGCGGCGAGCTCGTGCTCTCCCAGATCGAGGGAGGTTCCCCGTTCGCCTCGCGCACCGCCACTCTGGTGTCGATGAGCACGGGCGACAAGACGGCCGTGGTCACGATGGACGGCGCGTCCTACACCGTCCCCTACATCCAGACCACGTACACCCTGAACACGCTCGTGTGGGTGCTGTGCAACCCATCACGGTGGGGCGCACCTGAGCTGGTCATGGGGTCCTGGGCTCCGACGGTCGCCCCGACACCAACCCCTGACCCAGCCCCTGTCCCAGTGCCGCCGACGCCTCCCAACACCCAGCAGGTGCGCACCACGATCCGACCCCAGTGGTCGGGCTCGTGGCGGTCCAGCGCTGGTGCGTGGGACCGCTGGAACACGGGCCGCTTCGGCGGCAGGTCCGACCTCTATCAAGGCAGCAGTTTCGGCTCCGGTCCGATGACCGGACTGGCGACCTACGGCGACCAGCTCGCCAACCTCGGCGCGATCAGCATCGACTCCATCGGTGTCTCGATCATCGCCAACGAGGGCTCCGGGATGCCCGGCCCACCGCTCCTCCAAGCCTCGCCGCACGGCGCGCAGCCGGGCGGGGCACCCGCCACGAGCGGCTCCGTGATCGCGGGCGCCCTGCTCCCCGAAGCGACCCGCGAAGCGATGCGCACCGGCGCCACCAAGGGCATCGCCCTCGTCGGCGGCGGCTACTACGGCGCACGCGGCACCTCACACCCCCAGGGCATGGCCCTCGACGTCCTCTACACCAGGAGCGCATGACATGTGGATCTTCTGCCCCATCTGCGGGGCCCTGTACACCGACGAGACGACCACCCACATGGACTGGCACGCCTGGCTGACGCTGCGCCTGGGCACCCCGCCGTGGACCTGGGAGCCCGAGCCCACAGCCGAGCCTGAGCCCACCGACCCGCCCGAGATTGAGGAGCCCTGATGGTCACCAACGCACGCGGCCAGAAGATCATCGCTGGCACCGGCGAACCAGTCACCCGGGCTCGCATCAACGCGCTCCTCGATGAGGTCTACGACATCCGCCCCGTGGCGACCCTCACTGCGCGTGCGCAGCTCGTGGCCGCTCTCACAACCGCAGGGCTGGGTCCGTCGCCCGCCAGGCCCCTGTACGTCGACCGCGAGGACGCCCCAGCAGGTATGCGGCTCGAACGGACCTACAACGGCACCTCCTGGGATGCCGTTCCCACCATGGGGAGCGTGCCGATCCCGATGATCGGCATCTGGTCGGCCTCGAAGCTGGTGGCGACGAACCTCGGCTCTCAGCTCCTGGTCACCGGCACCGTGGCCACCACTGGTGGAACGGTCCCGGCGGGCGCCTCCACCAACGTCGGCGTCGTCCCGGGCGACTGGCGACCCTCTGAGCTCAAGCACGCCACACTCTCCGGGCAGATCCTCGGCGCGGGACTCGTCTACTCCGCGCGCGGGTCCCTCGTGGTGGAGCCCTCCGGCAACGTCAGCGTCTACACCGAGGCGCTGACCACGACCTGCCAGGTGTCCATGGTGGTCACCCGATGAGCGAGCCCGTCGTGATCGCGGTCATCACCCAGGCTGCCGCTGTCGTCATTGTCCTGCTGCAGCAGAACCGCAAGCTGAACCGCATCGGAAGCGACGCTCGTGAGGCCCGCGAGCAGACCGCGAACGACCATGCTGGCGCCGACTACCCGAACCTGCGCGACGAGCTCACAGCCACGCGCGGCCTGATCCACGGGCTCGTGCGCCAGTTCGGCGGTCTCGAGCAGTGGGTGCGCGACCTTGCCAGCGGTGCCGATCGTATCGACGACACCATCAACCGCAAGGCCCTCATCGCTGCCCGCGAGCTCGCCGACTTCAAGGAAGAGCGTGAGGAGCGCCTGGCGCGGCTGCTCCGCCAGGAGGTCCCTGAGATCGTGCGTCGCGAGATCACTCAGCACATCGCGGACTGCCCGCTGCGCAACCCGGGAGGTACCTCATGACCAGCCACCAGAACGGTCGCATCCCTCTCGACGAGCTCACCGTCACGTCGATCGGTGTGCGTCTGCGGGCGGACGCGGCAGCCTCCATCGAGCGCATGGCACCGGCGTTCCGTCGCGAGGTCGGGCACGCGCTGCTCGCCTCGGACGGGTACCGCGCGATGGACGGGCGCTGGGGGCAGGTCTGGACCTTCGAGGACCGTTACACCTCCCTCGTCTCCCTCGGCATCAACGACCGTCGCGGCCCCTGGACCCGCTCGTCCCACCCGAGCCTCGGCGCGCGCTGGTGGTACCGCCGCGCGAACGCCGCAGCGGCTGCCGTACCGGGGACCAGCAACCACGGCTGGGCGACCGCCTGCGACTTCGGCGCGGGCGTCAACTCGGCCGGCACCCCAGCGCACCGGTGGATGAACGAGCACGGCCCCGAGTACGGGTGGATCTGGCCCGTGTGGGCTCAGCGTCACCCGACCTTCGAGCCGTGGCACCGCGAGTACGACCCTGCCCGCGACCAGCACCGCGGCTCCGGCGGCGCATCCGCCGCGGCCCGACCCGCCCCACCCACGTCCGAGGAGGACGACATGACCCCCGAGCAAGCCACCCAGCTCGCGAACCTCGCTTGGGCTGTGGACCAGATCCGCGGCACCGACCTGCCCGTCATCAAGACCCAGACCGACCGCCTGCCGACGATCCACGCTCAGGTCGATCAGACCCGCGCGGAGACCATCAACCTGCGCAACGGCCTCCTCGCCCTCCTCGGCAGGACGGTTGCGTCGGGCCAGGCCGTCACGCTCAGCGACACAGACCTGAAGTCCATCGCTACCGCGGTCGCCGACGAGCAGGCCCGCCGACTCACCAAGGGAGCATGATGACCCCCTCAACCCTCTCCGACCGCGCGGTCTCCTACCTGCGCACCGCGGTCCCCGTCCTGTGGGGCTCGCTCGTCGGCCTGGTCCTGGGCTGGGTCGCACCGCACCTGCCCGGAGACCTCGGCCAGCTGCTCGCCGACTTCCTCGGCGGGGAGGCAGCTCTCACGTTCGTCGTCGCCCTCGCGATCGCCGGGTGGTACGCCCTCTGGCGCCGGGTCGAGAAGCGCATCCCCGACTGGCTCACGCGCATCGTGCTCGGCTCGGCCGCCGCACCGTCCTACTCCCCCGTCGTCGCGGTGCTCTCGGCAGACGGCACCCCGGTCGCCGGCCCAGCGTCGGACCAGCCCGACGGCACACCGGTCGTCGCCGGACTCACCGACCACGAGCGCGTCGCCCTGGCGCACGCCCACGACCTGCTCCCCGCAGACGACCCCGGTCGCGACGCGATCACCTCCGTGCTCGCCCAAGCCCGACGCCTCGCATGACACAGCGCCCCGCCCCTCCTCGTGAGGTGGCGGGGCGCTTCTGTCCTTCAGGCGAGCGCAGCTCGGGCCGTGTCCATCTGCATCCAGAGGTCGTAGCTGCCGTCGATCCCGATGAACGCGGCCTGTTTGTAGAACTCGAAGACCTTGTTGTCCTCGAGTGCCTCAACGTAGATGACCCGACCGCCGATCAGATCGGCCGCGGCGACCACTGTCGTCAGAGCGTCGACCAGGAGATCCGCCCCGAGGTGCTTGCCGCGAAGATCGGTGTGAAGCGCGAGCTTCGCGATGAGCACGCCAGGGGTGTTCTTCGTGCCCTTTTCGGACATCTTCGCTGGTAGGCGCCCCTTCATGATGACCGTGGGGACAAGGGTGTAGTAGCCAACCACCGACTTAGGGTCATCGTCCGCCACCCAGACGTGCGTCCTCGCCCACCCCGACGCCTGAGCCTTCTGCGCTTCGTTGCGCAGGTAGCCGTCTAGGCTCTCCTCGCCGCAGGCGAAGCTGGCTACGTCGTGATCGGGGCTGAGCGGGACAGACTCTCTCCCGATCACGCAACCAGACGAGCTCGTCGAGCCTCGACCATCTGACGGAGAGCCTGGGACGGCGCAGCGACGTCGCTTCCGACCATCTGGCTGAACGTAGCCGCAGGTACCGTGATCACCATCGACTCGGACTTACGCTTCGAGATCCCGCTCGTGGATCGACGAACCGAAACCCTACGACGATCCGTAGTGCTTCGAGCGCGAGTCACAGTGCTGCGAGCGCGAGTCACGTTAGCTCCAAAAGTTTCGTGGTTCGAAGATGCTGTCTCGATGCGGTCTCTGCGTCTCACACAAGTACAGATGTGTCACCGGGTGTTGCAACAGTACCTAGCAACTAGGTGCTTAGCCAATGGACTCCATCACACTTTCACCCCTGAAGTTGTGTGCACCTAACCACGTGAGGCTCAGATGCTGTGGTTGCCGAAGGACTGTCAGGCCCTCGCGCGAGACTCCATCTGTGAACCTGAACCGTGACACCGTGCTCAACGCGAACACCATCCCGCAGATGGACGTGCAGCCCTACGGCCCGGTGCGCGTCCGTGCGCTGCTCTTCTGGCGAGTCGCCGGCGAGCAGTGGATCACCGGCACCAACGTCGCGACGTCGCTGCGCCTGGTACTCGTCGAGCCCGATGAGCCCATCGACCGCGACTGCCCGATCTGGCCCGGCCCCGAGGACACGCTCGGCCTTGAGGGCGAGCCCCACCGAGGTGACCGAGGCGACTGGCCCTGCCCACATAGCTGCTGCTCATCACCGCACCTCCCGAAAGTTCGACCAGTTTCACTCAGCGTCCGTCCACCTCACCAACGGGCGGGTGCCGTCTTCTGCCGCGTCCGGCGTGATGTTGCGTCTGAGCGGTCAGCCTCGAGTAGGGCCTGGGGCGACAGGGCACCCAGTTCTAGTGTCGTACATGTGTTCGAACACCACGCAGAGGGCTGATGCCCATCACCTACCAGGACAGGACACGACATGGCCATATTTCCTGGCGCGATCAACAAGCCGATCACGGCCTCCAAAGGCCGACAGCGCCTGACTCTCTACCACCGGCTCAACCTGCACGTCGCGGTCTCCGAAGCCGCGTCCCTGCATGACCTGTTCAACCGAACCGGTCAGGTCGACTCCCACTTCTACGTCCGCCGCGACGGGACCGTCGAGCAGTACGTCGACACCGACTGGCGGGCCTTCGCGGACCTCGACGGCAATGACGCGACGATCAGCGTCGAGACCCAGGGTGGAGTCAACAACCCAGACAGCGAGCCCTGGACAACAGCACAGCTCGAGGCGCTCGCCCAGCTCTACGCCTGGGTGGTCCGCACCCACGGCATCGCCCACAAGATCGCCACGTCGTCTCACGCCGACGAGCGCTCACGTGGGCTCTCCTGGCACCGCCTAGGCATCGACGGGAACTTCCCCGCCCTGCCAGACCCGCGCGCGGGCCGCATCCAGCGCGGAGGCGGGATTCGCTACTCCAGCGCCACCGGCAAGATCTGCCCCGGCGCCGGGAAGATCAACCAGATCCCGGGGATCTTCGAGCGAGCGACCCAGATTCTCGGCACCACACCTAACCCACCTACGTCCGAGGAGGACGACATGACCCCCGAACAGGCAGCACAGCTCACCCGCATCCACGACATGATCGCCGTCCCTGGGCAGCCCTACGGCTACCCCCAGGCGATCCTCAACGACATCAGGGCCGTCGCGCGAGACGTCACCACCATCCAGGCCACGCTCAACGTGCCAGGCCAGCCTTTCGCCTACCCCGCCGCGACGCACAACGCCGTCGGCGGACTCATCCAGCGAGTCACCGCACTGCAGTCAGCCGTCGCGGCCCTCTCGCCGAGCACCGCTAGCTGACCGCAGGCGATCTCCGCAGCAGCGAGGGCACGAACCACGCCGCCACGGGCCAGCGCCCCCACTCACCTCAAAGGAGCGGGGGCGCTTCTGTCGTACCCGGGTGACACCTTGCCGCTATGACCGAGTCGGCCTTCAATCACCCTGTCGCGTCGGTGTGGCAGCGCTGCCTCAACGCGGTCGACGTGCCGCCCCGCGACGAGCAGCGCGACCTCCCGCACGGTGCGCTCGTGCGAGCTCGCTGGGTGTGGGAGCGCGACGGGGAGGTCTGGCTCGACGGCCGGGTCATGTCCGTCTGGGAGCGACGCGGGTTCGAGGATGTCGTGCTCGTCCACCGGCTCAACCGCGACCCACGCGGGCAGACGCACGGCGAGTGGCTCTGGGCGAGAGACGTGCGCCGGCCCGGGCCCGAACGGAAGCCGTTGCCATAGCGATCAGTGGCTGCAACGATGACGAGACCCAAGGCCGGAGGTTCTAGCCATGTCGTCTCTCGGTGCACACGGACCTGTCGTGGCCATGAGGGCCGTCTCTACAGCCCAAGCCGCAGAGATAGCCCACCACCCCTACCAAGAGATCCACCGCGCGCTGATGGCAGTAGCGCCCTACCACCCGCTCTGGGGCAAAAGGGTTGGCGGACGCTTCAAGGTCAGGGTCGACGAGCTGCTCCGTTGGATGCTCGAGTCACCACACCCACGAGACAGGGAGAGGGCCGAGGAACTCATGGCACAACCGAAGATGGAAGCTCGAGTGTTTGACCTAAAGACGGCGGCACTCGCCTACTCGGTAAGCGCGACGCATCTGAAGAAGGAAATCGAGATGGGTCGGCTGCGTGCGAAGCGGGTCGCCGACACAACGACGGGCAAGTACCTCGTGAGCATCAAGGATCTCGACGCTTGGTTCGATGCGCTACCCGACGCCTAGAGAACGCCCCTACTCGAACGTGTCGTGTTCGACCCGACAGGACGCACAGTAGTAGACCTTCGCTTCACTGCTGAGCGGGACGTCGACCTGGGGTCTGCGGGCTCTCATGACCCGGGTGCATATGGGGCAGAAACCCAGGTACGACGCAACCACCTTGGGCGAAACCTCACAGCCAGCGTCATGCGCTTCGATCCGCAACCTGTGGGCTGACTCGCCCTGGTGCTGATTCAGCGGCTGCGCAACGAGCACGCCCGGTTCACCGCAGGCGTCGCACGTGAAGGACTTCCGCATTGCCGGCGCGAGAACCATGCGCCACCCCCTTTGCCCGTCACACGCCCGGCGCGTGTGCCCTGTTCACACAATAGCCACGGCGGGCGACGACCAGCGTCTCGCCGACCGAGGCAGTGGCCGCACAGCTACGGAGCGTCGAGCAGCGCGCCGAGCTGCAACATGGCTTCGCGGGTCTGTGCGTCCGCCACGTGGGTATACCCCGCGGTGACCGTCGCAGAGGAGTGCCCCAAGATCGCCATGCGGGTGGAATCGGGCACTTTCAGCTCGTACAGCAGCGTCGCCACGGAGTGTCTGGCGGAGTGCAGCTTCACGTCGGGCAGGCCACACGCAGCCAGCAAGGCCTTCCACTCTCGGAAGTCCTGTGACGGGTCCCGAGGTAGCCCATCGGCCCGGACGAAGACGAGGTCTTGAGGTTCGAGCTCAGCTCGGCTGGCGAGGTATCGGCGCATGATCTCAAGGAGGCCTGGGGTCATCGGCACCTCACGCCATCCCGCCCTCGACTTCGGTCGCATGAGCCACAGTCCACCCGCTACTTGGCGGGCCTCCATGCCTGCGGGGATCTGGGTGCGGCGCTGAGAGCAGTTGCCTCCACGGGACTTCCCACAGGGAGACGCCGGCGAGCAACCATGTTGGAAGGCCACCCGGCCGAGAGCCCAAGCGACGGTGATGACTCCACGCTCGAGGTCGATCGACTCACGGGTGAGGCCGAGCTGTTCGCCTTGGCGCATGCCCGTGAGCATCGCAAGAGCCCAGCGCGCCCCTGAGAGGTCAGTAGCGACGTGGCGCAGAAAGACCTTGGCTTGTGTGGCTGTGAGGGCTTGCTGCTTGGTGATCGCACGGCGCGGGGCTGCGACGAGCGTGGCGACGTTGCGAGACACCTTGCCTTCTCGCATCGCGTCGGTGAGGCACTTCGAGAGGATCCGGTGTGCTTGGAGCGCGGTCGTCGACGAGAGGCCTTGTTCTGTGACAGCTTCGTGGACGCGGCGGATGTGTGCCGGCGTGAGCTTGTCGAGTCGGTATCGACCGATGCTCGGGAGGACGTACTGCTCCATGTAGGAGCGGTAGCCCTCGAGGGTGCGGGGCTTGAGCCGCGGGGCTGCGATCTTCGATAGCCAGATGGCGATCCAGACCTCGAGGGTGGGCGATGAGGTGGGAAGGTCGCCGGCGCGGTCGAGGTCGAGCATGATCCGGGATCGCTCCGCTAGGAGGTCACCCTTGTCCTTGCGGCGGATGGTCTTGCGGCGCCGCTTACCGGTGACCGAGTCCGGCGGTAGTTCGATGGTCGCGGTCCAGAGTCCGCGGTCCTTGTCCTCGAAGATCGCGCCTTCGCCTTTGCCTCGCATGATGTCCTCCGTGGGGTAGCCGATGGGGTAGCCATTACCCCCGACAGAGGGCGACGAGTACCGACAGATTTCCGACCGGGAACGGCGGTTTTCCGGGGTTTCTCGCCTCTCTCAGCATACCTGACCTAGGACTTTTAATCCGCGGGTCGTGGGTTCGAGCCCCACGGGGCCCACCGTGCACCATCGTCGCAGCGCTCGCCCGAGGTCCAGGTCCGGGTCCGGGTCCGGGTCCGGGTCCGGGAGCCTCGCTCCCCCTCAGCACCGTCCGTCACCTCAGGCGCAGGTGGCGCCGTCGGCCATCGTGATCTGGTCTGCCGTACGACGGTCGACAGACGGGACGTCCGGGGCGTCGACTGTGAAGGTCGCCTCGGCGAGGACGGTCGCCTCGAGGTCCTCGCACTTGAAGACCACGGAGTAGGTCCCCGCAGGGCGGTCTTCGACGACGTCGTCGAGGCGGGACGGGACCCTGTCCGGGTTCATGAGGTCGGTGACGATCCAGCCGGCCTGGCGCTCGTCGAGGTCCTCGTTGACCCAGACGGAGATGGCATCGTCGGTTTCCTGGACCACGACGCCAGGGAGCGACGGGACGTCGAGGATCAGCACGATGTCGTCGCCGGCCGGGACGGTGTCTCCGGCGCTGGGGATCTGCTGGGCGACCTCGAGCGACTCGTCCGGGACGGTGTCGCTGTTCCGGAAGGTGCCCATCGCCCCCAGACCGACGCCGTCGAGCGCAGTCACAGCAGATGCACCGTCTAGGCCGACCAGGTCCGGGACCTCCACGGACGCGGGTGCTGCGGTGTCCACGTCCGCGGCACCTGCGGGATCCGCGGTCGAGGTCGTCACCTCCTCGACCGGGTCGGGAGACGAGAACCCCGGCGTCGAGCACGCGGTCAGGAACAGTCCGGCGAGGGCGAGCCCCGCGACAGCACGGCGAGTCATGCCCGAGAGGCTACCCCTGGAGAGGTGTGTCAGGGGTGAG